GACCGCCTCGCTCCCCCCGCAGCCGCAACAGGAGCCTAGTGATGGTCTGTCGCTCATCCCTTGCGCCATCACCAACCCCTTGTGTTGACGCGGCCAAGCAACACCCAGCCGGTCGCGTCGCTCCACCATGCATTGAAGAACCGCTTGAGCCGCCCCGCCATCAGGCGCTGCTCTTCCTCGTCGAGCTTGCGCGCCTGCTCGTGCTCGCGGTGTCGGTCATAGATCAGAGCCTCTTGGAGGTCGGGGCTTTGCTGGACCTTGACCACCTGCGTCGGTGCTTGCAGCGGCGGTATTGGTTTCATGCTCGGCCTCCAGTTTATTAAGCAGCGCCTCCATGACATCGAATTGCCAGTTGGCTCGCCGCTGATTCATTTTGTGGCTCGCCACCAGGCGCGGGTAGACATCGCGCCGCTGGACCAGCTCGCGCCGCACCTCGACGATCATGTCCTCGACGGTGATGCGCAGCAGGTCAGGGGACATCTAATCCGCCGCCTCGGTCTCGGTCTCGCGGTGTTGGGGGAACAGCGGGGCGTCGCTCAATTCCGGTTCGCCGCCTTCGACCGCTGCGATGACCGGCAGGCTCTCGACGCGCGCCAGGATGTAGGAGAGCACGCGCCGCCTGGCCGGCCCGTTCAACAGCGCGAGCAGATCGCAGATGCGACCGAGCGCGATCAGTTCATTGTCCTGCGTAATTTTGCCGCGTTGCTTCATTGTGGCGTCCTTTCCAGCACCGCCTTGCGCGCGGCGATCGCTTCGTTGAGGCGATCCTCATCGGGCGGAAACATATCGCGCACCTTGGCGCGCCACTGCGCGTTGCTGGCCAGTCCGGCAATGGTGATCAGGTCCATCTCCGCGACCTCGGCGAGCCGCTCCGCGAGCGGATCATCCGTCATGCCCTCGGCATCATCATCGCCGGTCGGCGCGAGCCGCTCATGGGCTTCCCGCAACGCGTCGTTGATCTGCGCGCGGATCAGCGTCGGGGCGTTTTGCAATTGCTCGCGCACGCGGCGGTGACTGGCGATGTCGTGCAGCCTGCCCAGGTCCTGCGCCTTGCGCACCAAGTCGAGGAACAGCGCGAGCCACTTCGTGCCGTTGGCCTCGGTCTCCAAGCGGCCGAGCCCGGCCGTGTCGCTCGCCGTTTGATAGGTCGCCGCCGCGCGCCGGTCGGTATCGCTGTCCGGTCGATCCCGCCGGTCAACCTGCTGCGCCGCGCCGTCGATGGTGATACCGCCCTCGGTCTCGCGGCCTTCCATTTCCTCGGCCACGTAATCGAACCCTTCCTCGGGGAACGCCGCGCGCAGCACCGCCGCCTTGGTGCACTTGTGCAGCATCTGGCGGGGGTTCTGCTGCCAGCGTTGGTTCGGCACTTCGCTGCGGAAGCCGACGCGCGCGTAGCATTCCTCCCAGAACAACTGCTCGGTGAAGCCGCGCTTTTCGCCGCCCTTGGGCTGTCGCCAGACCGTCAACATGCACCATGAGGGGAACCGCATGGTGACCTCGGTATTCTGCGTCGAGCCGTCGTCATTCTCGAAGCTGCCGCGAAACGTGCGTTCGATCACCGGCCCCCACACCGGCGCATCGAGACCCGCCCATTGACCGGTTCGGCTTGCGGTGATCTCGACCTCATTGATCCCCTGCATCACCACTTGGACCTTGCGGCGCAGCCTGGAATTATACATCGGCACGATGTGCACCGGTCGCTTGAACGGATCGAGCTTGCGCACCGCGCAATACTCGATCACCGCCAGGATGATCTCGGGGGTTTCCGCCGCCGGATATAGATCGCACAGCACGCGCCACGCGGCATCGGTGCCGTTGAACATCGGCGGCTTGGTGTGGCGGGTGGCGATGCTGACTGCTTGCTGCGCCATCAGTCTTGCTCCGGTTCTTGTGGTGTATCCGCCGCCACTGGCGCGGCATCCGCCGCGATACTGCGTTGCCGCCGGAATACGAGAGACGGCGCGCCGTTGCTTAGGGCCGCGCCATCGATCACGACGCCTTCGCGGAGATCGGCGAGAATGGCCTTTCGATCCGGCGCGCGCGTGGTGCTGGTGATCATGTATTCATCGGGAATGGCATCCTCGTCGGTAATCAGCACCGACTCCTTGCCGGCTCGCAGCGAGACCGTGCCTTCCGGTGCCGGGAATGACTGGCGATTCAGCGCCACCATCACCTCGAACAGTTCGGTGCGCAGCGCCAGCGCCCGACGCTCATATCGCATCTCGCGCGCCTGCATCATGCCGACCAGTTCGGTCGCCTCGGCTTTGCGCAGGACGGCGAAGTTCAGCGCGCGCACGATCCGGCGCAGCAGTTCGTCGGGAGGCAATAGGAAAGGATCACTGTCCAATGCGCTGGCGATCGCGCCCTCGTCCGCCTGGAGCGCGTCATCATTGGCGAGCGCGGCCTGGGCGCGCTGCCACGCCGCGATGCAGCGCTCGATGGTGGATGGGCCGGGTCCTCGCGGTTCATCGCTCATCAGCGCGGCGCCTCCTAGCCAGGGAAGCGACAAGGCTAACCACAAGATTGCCTAGACGGCAATACGTCACTTCGGCGGCGGCGGCGACTTGATGCTTGACAGAATTTGGCTAGTCACTACGTTTTGCGCCTGTTGTCACGTTTGTGGCACGCGCTATAGCCGACAGGGCGATGCCCTTTAGAATCGACCCTGGGAAATACGATGCCCCGGGGATGCCCAACCCTTCCCCGTGAAAAAACCGTTAATGCTTCCTGGGGCGCGACCCCTTGCTGGGGGGCGTCCGAACTGTCGGAGGGTTCCGTGCCGCACCGTCACGAGGCTTCGATGCCGCCGGCTTTCTCTCCCCAGGAGGGCGCGGCGATCCTGCGGAACCTGGAACGTCTGGTGCGGGCGCAGGAGGCCCGGGCCAAAACAACAAAGACAACTCGTCGCCGTGCGCTTCCGCGAGTGCGTCCCGCAGACGCGGGTCCATATCCTGGCCCAGATGACCCCGGAACAAATAGTCCATCGTACAACCGGTCGCCGCGCAAATAGCAACGAGACGATCAAGGTTCGGCTGCCGCGTGCCCTTCTCCCATTTATTCAACATCTGATTGGGAACGCGCAGCGCGCGCGCCCAATCCGCTTGATTTTGGCCAATAGTTTCCCGCAGCCACAAAAGCCGTTTCCCGACATACTTCAATGATTCGAGGCTGATCGTCCGCTTTGCCATTTGCACAGCATACTTTCGCCTTCGGATTCTAGCCACCATATCACAATTGCCCTTTCGGCAATTACGCTATGGCCCTTCATAGCCAGCGCGCAAGAGCCCAGCGGTTGCACCGCCGGTTTCATTTGCGCCCCGGTTGACCATTGCCTAGTCGGCAATTACGCTCCGCCGCCCCATCCCAGGATCAGGTTTTCATCCCTATGCGACACGGCAAGATCGTCGATGACCTGAGTGAATACCTGGGCGGTCAGCGTCAGCTCGGCGAATGCTTCGGGCTGAACAACACCACCATGTGCCATTGGAAGGACGACGGCATCCCGGCGCGGCACTGGCCCAGGCTGCTCGATCTCGCCGCACGCTACGGTTATCCACTGACCCTCAAGCAGATCGTCGCCGGCTCGCCGCTAACCGCCAGGACTTCGCGGGGCGGATCACGTTCAGGGAGCCTACAAGCCCAGCAGGAATCCTGACGTGGCGCGCCGCCCGTTCCGGCTGACCGCGCTGATTCCGCCCGAGGACGAACTGCACGAAGCGGTCGCCCAGGCGCTCGACGTGCTGTTATTACCGCCGGCCGAGTGGTGCTGCTATCCGGCCGGTCATATCCCGCTCGCCGCGCGCTGGGCGGTGAAGCTCTTGCGCATGGGGCTGCGCCGAGGCTGGCCGGATTTTCTCGTCGTGCACGCCGGGCGCATCTTTGGCATCGAGTTGAAACGCCAGGGCGAAGGCCCCTCGCGCACCCGGATCGTGCACACCAAACGCGGGGGGCGCCCCCGCATCATCATTGGTCAAACCGAAATGTTTCCTCGGCTTCAGGCGGCGGGCATGTCGATCGCTGTCTGTCGATCGATGAGTGAAGTTCTGACCGTGCTTCGCTCATGGGGCGTGCCATTGCGCGCGCATGATTTGACGGTCCCTCGCCGTGAGGCTCACGGCATCACCCAACGTCCGGAGGACGTGCTCGATGACAACCATACGGAAAGAAAAGCCGCAGCAGACCAAGCAAGTAACCCTGCGAGATGAGCTACTGGCGCAAATCCCACTGCTGCTGGTCGGCACTGCACCTCTCATTGTTCACGCATGGTCCGAGAAGGCGATCGGCCAGATGCGATCAAAACAGATGAAGGAAGCAAAGGGGGTGCGCGAGGCGAAGGTGCCCGAGGAAGACTTTCAGGCGGCGAAGTATATTTCGGCAGACGGTTGGGAAGGTGTCCCGGCGCACGGCCTGAAAGGTTCGTTCGTCGAAGGCTCGCGTTTCATCTCGGGCAGCAAAGCGTTCAATATGACGTTGCTCAAGGGCGCGCTGCGCGTGCTCGCCGACTGCCCACGCACCAACCTGTTGCGACTGTATTCGCCTGCTCCACCGACCATGCGCGAGGACTTGGTGCGGGTCGGCCTGGGAATCGGCAAGACCACCGACCTGCGGTATCGCCCAGAATACTGGCCGTGGTTTCTTCGGGTCGTGGTGCAGTTTCCGGCCGCCCTGTTCTCACCGGATCAGGTCGCCGACTTAATCCGCGCCGCTGGTGCCTTCAACGGTTTCTGTGAATGGCGACCCGGCTCGCCGCAGAGCCACACCGGAACCTATGGCACATTCGCAATCGGCAATGATGATGACGTCGCCCGATTTACCAAGCAATTCGGCGTGGCGGTTTGACATGAGCGCGGCATCGAATGGGCTGCCAGAACCCATCGGTGCCGCTACCTTTTCGTGGGCGCAGGGGTTCCGCTATGCCGTTCCGCCCGCGAGGGTAGTGGCCGAAATCGCGAAGATCGAGAAACGTATCAACCGGCCGATCGAGGCGGCCGACTTCGTCGAAGCAGCGCGCCCTAAGCGCAACGTGCTGCATTCGATGCTGCCATGGGACGATGCCACGGCGGCCGACGCAATGCGGCTGGTGGTAGCTGGTGCGATCATCCGCAATCTGCGGGTCTCGTTCATTACGCCAGAGGCGCGCAGCGTCACGGTGCGCGCGATGGTCAATGTGCATGTCAATGGTCACCGGGGTTATCTACCGTTCACGACAGTAATGGCCGTTCCTGTATTGGCTGGTCAGATGCGGGATCATGCACTGCGCGAGTTCCGACAATTTGTAGGGAAATACACGTCGATCCTGATTGCGATCGGCGCGAGCGAGATCGCCGATGCCCTTCTCGCGAAGCTGGGCGGCGATGAAGCGCCCGACGATGAATGATCACCGGGCGTTTGCGGTGGGACGGGCTGCGCGGCGCCGCGACGCGTGGCGGTGCGAGGGCAGTGGTGGGAAGCGATGCGAGGCGGAGCGGGGCGTTGCGTTGCGGTGCCAGTGGTGGGGAGCGACGCGAGGCGGCGCGGCGCGCTGCGATGCGGCGCGGAGCGGGGCGGCGCGGCGCGTTGCGCGGCCAGTGGTGGGGAGCGTTGCGTGGCAAGGTGGTGCGCAGCGGGGCGGCGCGGCGCGTTGCGGAGCGCGGCCAGTGATGGGGAGCGGCGCGAGGCGGTGCGACGCGGAGCGGAGCGGGGCCAGTGCCGGGATGCGAAGCGATGCGCGGCGATGCCGCGCGCGGCGCCGCGCAGCCAGTGATGGGGAGCGCAGTGGCGTGAAGCGTAGCGGCGCGGGGCGGAGCGGTGCGCGGCCAGTGATGGGGTGCGGCGCGGTGCGGAGCGGAGCGTAGCGGAGCGATGCGGAGCGGAGCGGGGCCAGTGGTGGGGAGCGATGCGAGGCGGAGCGCGAGGCCAGTGATGGGAAGCACAGCGAGGCAAAGTGCGGCGATGCGCAGCGAGGCACCGCACGGCGGCGCGGCGCGAGGCCAGTGATGGGAGGCGCGGCGATGCGCAACGGTGCCCGGCCATGACCGGCCTGCCCTGGGGCAAGTTCTGGTGGCGCGACTGGCTGACTGATCCCAACCTGTCGGCCTGCTCGCTCGCCTCGCAAGGGCTTTGGCTGAGGATGTTGTGCATCATGGCGCACTCCAATCCGATCGGTCACTTATTGCTGCCGCCGAGACGCGCAGACGAAACCGAGGCACGGCAGATCGCAAGGCTGGTGCTGGCCTACGGGAAGGGAGTCGGCCCCCTTCTAAAAGAGTTGGAAATGCGCGGGGTTTTCAGTCGAAATTCTGACGGAATCATCGTTAGTCGCCGCATGGTCCGCGACGCTGAACGCAGCGAGATTGGCCGCGAAGCTATCGCGAAGCGATGGGGCAAACCTAATAGGGAACCTAATAGGGGTGACTCGCGCGCGAGTCGAACCAAGAAGGGGACCTATTACCAGACTCAGACTCAGAGCAGAAAAGAATCCCCTACCCCAACCCCTGCCCCCGTAAACGGGGGAGGGGCTAAGGCCGATCTTCTTCGCGCAGTGAAGCAAGCCGCTCGATCGGCAGCCGTGCCGAAGGGGGCGGCACGCGGCAAGCCCTTTCGCATCATCACCGGAGGCGCCGCAGCATGAGCCGCGACGAGTGGATGGCGACGCTGGCACCACTGATCCGACCCCGCGCGCCGCTGCCCGCAGCGACGCAACTCGGAAACATGCTGCGGTTCCTCGGCGACATTCCTGACGTCGCATTCACCGAGGCGTCGCTGTCGGCTATCGCGCCGAAGCTGCCGCGCTCGCCGAGCTACCCGCAGATGCGCGCCGCACTCGACCACTACGTGCGCAGCCTGGCGCCGCAGCCCGAGCGCACGACCGACGACAGCGAGACGATGCGCGAACGCAGACGCCTCGCCGAACGCGATCGTTTGCTCGCGCAAGATTGGGACAACCCGGTCGGCATTCGCGGCGCGATCCGAACCTGCGACGGTGATCCGCGCTTCCTGCGGATGCTTGCGGCCCTGGTGCAGCGCCACGCGCCGCAACACCTGGGCCTGCTGCCGCCCGCCGCGATCGCGACGCTCGATGATGCTGATCCCGAGCCGTTTCGCGCGCCGATCGCGCCGCCGCGTCCGGCCTATCTGACGCCCGAGCAACTTCGCACCGTGGGGGTGACACATGGCCAAACGATCGCACCGTCCAGCGATGCCACCGCCGCCGCTATCGATTCCGGTTCCGCCGCGTCCATGGATTTCGGCAGCGACGAGCTCGGTCCGCGAGCCGCCTACCCCGATCGCGACGACGCGTAAGCCGTGCCGGTTATGCTCGCGCATTCGCGCCTGGGTCGGGCTTGCCCCGCGCGTTCAATGAACGCCGCGAACGAGAACAAGGCGGTCGGGCTCGCGCGGTACAATGATCCGATCGCGCAGCGCGACATCGAGGTCGAGCGCACCATTGCCAACCTGGAGCGTGAATTCGGCGCGCTCGGCGTGCATGAGCGGATCGTGGTGGCGCGTGAGATCGATGCGCTCGTGCATCGCGTGGCGTGGACCTTCGATCGAGATGATTGGTGATGGCGCAGCCGAGCGACGCTTACCGCCAGCATCATGACGTCGCCGCGCCGCGCATTGATGCCAAATCCTTCCGGCAAGGCTGGCGCATTGTGACCCGGCTCGATGTGCTGTTCGACGAGGGGGCAATCGACGGTGCGACGTACGAAGCGGGTGCGGCGTTCGGTCGCGATTGGGAGGTTGGGCTAAATCAGCGCAGCCCGCTGATGTCGTTCGGCCGGCGCGGTGGTGCGCCCGGTTCGGGCGCGATCGATCGGCTCAAGGTGCTGGCCCGGTTGCGCCGGATCGCCGCCGCGCTCGGCCCGTTCGATACGAGGTTGCTGCAAGAATGCATCATCTTGGACCAGCCCTGGACGGTGACGGGGCGCGAGCATGGCGTCGCCGATACCACGGCCCGGCGCTGGACAATCGCGGCGCTCGGCCGGCTGGCCAAACTTCGGCCCTGATCGGCGGCGGCGCCCCGGCCCGGCATTTGCGGGGCCATGGGCGGCGCTGGCGCCTGGGGCCGCTATGGCGGGGCGGGAAGGCCCCCGCGCGCCGCCCGGCGCGATCCTAGGGCCGCCCCGGCGGCATTT